AAGGATTCATGCTGGCACTTTCGGATCTGGAAGGAAGCCTAATTTCGCATATACTTTTAGCTTGGATATTAAACCCGAGGCGTATGTCACATCCATTGTGAATGTGGACCAAACCCAGACTATTAGCGTTGATAATGGTTACATATCTCACGCATCTACTGAGAATTGGATCAGATCTGAAGAGATTGACGATGGAGCTGCTCTCAAACTCATCGGTGAAACCTCCCCCGCTAAGGTTAGCAATAATCGATCCAAAGGTAAAGGCAAGGAGCCCGAGAAGAGTTCCGCGCAAAAAAAGGAATCTGAAACACTCTTGACTACAACCACACCCCCCCTAGCTTCAGGCAATGGCCAGAAGCCTGTTAAAACAGGGGAAAATTTAAAAGCGTAACGGGGGCCCGCCGCCCTGAGGCCGAAAGGCCCCCCGTAAGCTTGCTCGACGATTTGTTAGTCTGGAGCAGGCTTGAAGAGTCGAACACAAGTTATAATTTTCTGGAGGTGGCTGGAAAAACAAAGTACACCATCCCGCTTCCGCGCGAGCGAAGAAAGCGCTTTCGATTCTTGGACCCCCTCGTTACCCAGCTCCCGGAGTATGCTATAGACTCCCTTATTGAGACTTCTGGCCCTTACTACATGGCCGATGGTGATATCCCTTCTTATAGTTTGTCTGTCTCCAAAATGGACGTCAAACCGGTGCGTAATTATGAAGGCACGGTTTCCTATGAGAAGGCACAAACATTAGTTTTTAGAATGTTATCTACTGTTTTTGGTGATGGTGTCTCAAGGCCACACCAAAATGAGGAATTCATCCCCAATATGAATCTTAACACATCTGCAGGATTTCCGCTATGCGTGTATTTCAAAAAAAAATCTGCTGCCCTAGACTCACGTTATGGTCGTCAATACTTATCAACGTTTGATGAGAATTATAAACCGATCTGGAGAGTGGTAGCTAAACAAGAATGGTACCACAGTAGCGATATTGATGCGGGTAAAGTTAGAACTTTCATTATCCCCCCACTTAAGTTCCTCATGATGCAACTCCGTTTTTACTCGGGCCAAAACTCCGCTTTAAAGGACTTTTGGTGGTCAGCTTATGGATTTAATCCGTATTATGGTGGAACACACCAGCTGGCCCTGAAGTTGCTAAAACACAACACTTTCGTGTACTATGACGTACGAGCCTGGGACAGAAAATTCCCTCACATGAAAGATGTCTACAACATTCGTAATTCTTTTTTTGAT